CGAAGCCGACATGACCGCCTGATCCGCGCTCAAAAACCAGCACCGCGCCCGAAATCGGCTGCATCGCTTGCCCGAACAGCAGCCAGTTGCGCGCCCAATAGGGATTGGCGCCCAGCGCCCCGAGCAGCGGTTCGTCGGGAAGGCCCATGCGGATGCAGGTTTCGACGAAATCGCCGCACCAGGGGTTCTTGGCCGGATCGCCCAGACTTCGACCGTCGCGCTTCAGCCAGTCCATCAGCCAAGAGCGGTCGCGGGCCTCGTTCCGACCCAGCGCGGTCCTGGCTTCGGTGATCCAAGGCAAAGGGCCGGGTGAATCGATGGAAGCTGACCGGCCATTGGCCGCGATCAGCTGCTTCAAGGCGCGTGCGGTCCGGACGCCCCACCGGCCATCGATGGCGCCGGGGGCGTGGCCAAGTTTTTCGAGGCCACTCTGGATCAGGCGGATGGCGTCGTCGGAGTTCGTCGTCATGGGATGGCTCTTTCTGCCCGAGGTCGGACAACAAAAAACCCGCCTCGGGGGCGGGTCGTGCGGGTCAAACGGGATGGTGGCGTTGCCGGTCAGGTCGCCCGGCTGCGCTGGAAGGCTTCGAACATCAGATCGCGCATGGCGCGGATATCGGTCTCGATGCGCTCCAGCCGGTCGGCATCGGCTTTGCGGTCCTCAGCGCGCTGTCGGTCGAAGCGGTCGCGCTCGGCGGCCAGTTCATCCTCAAGGCGTTCCAGCACGGCCTCGTTGGTGAACGCTTTGCGCGTCACGGTGGCAGCGACAGCCAGACTGCCGCCCATCAATGCTGTGATGGCTGCGGTCAGGCCATGATCTCGGAAGGTCTGTGCGACGACTTCGAGGAGGGGCGGTGGTTCGGTCATGATGAGGCTTTCTGCTATTGGGAGTGAGGGAGCGGCACCGGTGTCACGGGGCCACATAGAACGTCGTGCTGATGCGCCAGATCACGCTGGTGGTCAGGGGCGCGACGATGGTCGTGGCAGTGTTCTGTGCGGAGGCCATGATCGCGCGGGCTGGCTCCATGGATTTCTCATAGACGCTGCCCTGCGCCGCCGCCTCCATCGGGATGGAAAAGGCAAGTGCGCCGGGCAGGTTGGTCGTCGTGACCACGACCGGCGTGGTGCCAGCTGTGAGGAGCGCTGCCGCATGCCGCTCGACGCGGAGGCCGGTTATGTAATGACGCAATCCAGCGCCGGGCGCAGTCAGGGTCAGAGTTGCAGCCGTACTGAGTGCGGCCGTGATCGTGGCGGCGTTGGAAGACACCTCGCCCAACAATCGATCGTCGAGAAGCCCCGTCGCTGCCAGCAGAGTCGCTGTGGCCGCCCCCGAAGTGTAGGCCGTCACCCGGGCACGGATTTTGGCGAACCCGGCACAGGCCGCCACCCACGCGCCCGCCGCGGTGCCCGCGACGGCGGCCAAGTAGCTGCCGCCCGAAATCGACCGCACCGCGAGCAGGGTCCAGTTGGTGCCATCGACAGATCCGGCCACTTCGACCGTCATGTTGAAGGTGCCGCGCAGGTCGAGGGAGACTGTCGAGGCACCATCGGCGTTGATCACAATCTCGGCGTTCAAGGCACCAAGGGCACCGAACCCGGCGATATTCTCGCGCGGATGCAGGGTGCCAGTGGAAAGGTCACGAGACAGTTTGGCCATCAGTTTGCACTCCAGTTGATTTTGACCGAGCCCGAGGTCGGGTCGGAAAAGGTGGCGTTTAGGGTGATCTGGTCGGCTCCGGCCTCGCCCCAGAGGGTGACGAGGTCGAGCAATTCCGGGCTGTTTTCGTCCGCGTCAACAGATGGCGCGAGCGAGACGGTGATCAGGGACGTTGGCAGAACGCCGGGTGCCGCGATCACCATCGATGCCTCCAGCGCATTGTCGGCGACCGCGAGGACGCCCGTTCCGGTGTATGGCCCGAGGTTGAAATCCACGCCGTCGGCCCGAGCGCGGAGCCGCTGTGCGGTGGCGTTGAACCAGATCCAGCCGTCGGCCCGGCCAGCGGGATCAGCGGAAAGGTTACCGAGGATGGCTCCTTGCGGCAGTGTCGGCCGACCATTTGTGCGGTCGATCCTGATGGCATCGAAGAAGGCCGATCCATCGGGGCTGACCTTGAAGCTGAAATCATCGTTTCCCAAGAGGCCGATCAGGGCACGGGCCGAGAACCCGGTCTTGAAGGCGAAGGCCGCGTCATTGCCTGCTGCGGCCTTGTTGACTGTCACCTCGATCCCGGCGCCAGCGTTGTTCAAGAGAACAGCGGGCGTATTCAGCGACAACCGGTTGTTGGCGTCCGCCGTTGCCCCTCCGAGCCCCAGCAGCTGCGCCGTCAGATTTGCCTGCGGCATCCCCACCGCCGTCACTGCGTTGGCGAAAGTCACGGTCGGCGTGTTCACAACCGTCGTGCCACCAGCGCTAGCGGTGGCTGAACCGATGTTGACGACAGTGGTTGATCCCGACGCGCCGCCAGTGCCGAGGTTCAAGGTTTTGGTGACACCGGTTGTTGTGGCCCCGGTCCCCATCCCGTAAGTCGAAGTTGCCGCAGATGTGCCGATGGTGGCCGTCGCGGCAGAAGCGGTCAGCGTTCCCGAGAACGTCTTGTTGCCGGTGAAGGTTTGCGTCCCGGCGAGGATCGCCAACTCGCTGGAAGTGTTGGGCAGCGTGAAGGTCCGGGTCGTGGCCGTGCTGATCCCCGAGAGGCTGAACAGCGCCCGCTTTGTTGGGTCCGCGTCATTCACCAGGCTGAAGATCGCATCCGACACATCCTGCGGCACGCCGACCAGCTTCCAGATCGTGCCGGTCCATGCGGCAAAGGTGGCTTCATCGGCGATCCATGCCAGCCAGCCCGGTCGCGGCACCAGGCGCATCCAGACGCCATCGACCCAAGTCGTGACGTTCAGATCCCAGCCAACCCAAAGGCCCGTCGCGCCCGAGGCCACGATGTAGCGATCGCCATCAACGGGAGATGCGGGTGGCACCGTCAGGTCGCGGTCCAGCACCGACAGTTGCACCACGGCATCGAGCAGCCGGATGGCCTCGTTATGGGTGACGTGCTTCTGGGCCTGCGCGGCCAGGATGAACGGCAGCAGCAAGTGCGGGGAGATATCGGCCATACGGACTGCCTTCAGAAGAAGAGGGTGACGGATCGCACCGCTCCGCGCCCGGTCAGGGCGGAAAGCTGATAGATGCGGATGGCGAGGCTGCTGCCGGGACCTAGCGGCACACCCCAATCAGTGGTCTGCTGGACAGCCGTGTAGAGGATGGATGTCGTGCTGGTGGTCAGTGTGCGCTTGACAACTGCCCCGTCCAGAATGTCGACCACGTAAGCCTCAGTGTCTTCGGCGAGCGGCACCTCTGCCGCTTCCCAGCTGTCGGCCGCCAAGGCGCGCGAACGCCGGGTCCAGCGGATTGTCAGATCGCCGGGGCTGCGGGCAGTCCGCCATGGCTGTTCGACCTGACCCACAGAAAACGGCCGCAGCCCGACCCCGGTCGGAGTGAAGGTCGCGGCGGCGTAGCTTGCGTCGCTTACGGGGCGCGACGCCGGGCCAACGCGCCAGTTCCACGGCAGGCCGATCTCGGACTGACCCACCGGCAACGGCGCAATCGTCGTATCGAGGATCACCACCCTCGCCCCCGCCAGCGCCGGGTTGGCCATCGTCAACTCGGTGCCACGTTGGCCCCGGAGCAGGTGGGTCAGCCGGTACCGACCGGGTGCGATCAGCTGAACCGTTCCGGCCTGGACGATCTCCCATTGGCCAAGGGCGGCCTCCACCGCCAGCACATTGGCACCGGCGAAGAGGGCAATATCGGTCACGCTTTGCAGCGCGCCGCTGGCGAGGTCGATCACCAGTGCATTGCCCAGATCGAAGCGTGAAACCGGTCCGGCATAGAAATCCGCTGCCAGCGTGCCGATCTTGGCCCTCTGGCCAAAGGTTGTCAGCAGGGTGAAGCCATCCAGCGCCGGGCTGCGGAACACCGCCATCTCGCCCGGCCAAGGCTGGGCGTCGGCGGCGATCAGCGGTTGGTGGGCGGGAACGCTGTCGCTTAGCTGCGGCAGATCGAGAAACAGCACGTTCGGCACACCGAAGGTGACCGGACGTGCCACCGTGGCCGCGCGCGCCGCTCCGGGCGGCAGATCATAGACCGCGCGGTCCTGACGCCGCGCCTCGATGCTGCGCGCGCCTGCATCGCCCACCGAGATCAGCCGGAACTCGGTCAGCCGTCCGTCATGATCGAGATGGATCACGTCGCAGGGGTCGAGCTCCAGCCGGGAGGGGGGCAGTTTGAAGACTGCACTTTCGCGGCCCGTCCATGTTTCCATCAACGCCCGGCGACAGCGGCGCTCGGCCTCCTCGGGCGGCACCGCCAAAGCGAAAGACTCCGAGGCGATGCGGGCTGCGGTGACCGTGATGCGTTGCGCCTCGACGATCACCGCGTCGTAATCCTCATCGGCGCGGGCCAACTGCCACTTCAGCGCCTGCGGCAGTTCGGTTTCCTGCGCGCGCGTCAACTCCATCACGTCGCCCGAGCCGGAGTCGGCCACCATGCCGTCGGGCGTGATCGTCGCGACGACGCCCCGCCCGCGCATCACGAAGCGGATCATGCCTTCGCTCTCGACCGCATCGAAGCCGAAGTGTTGGGCCAGCATGCTGATCGATGCGCGCGGGCTTTCCAGCGCCGTGATGACATAGCCCTCGACGGCCCCCCAGAGGCCAGAGACGTCGATCAGGGTCCCCGCCAACCCGGCGCGTAGGCAGAGGCGGCGCACGAGGGCGGCGAGCGAGACGGCCCCGAGCCGTCCGGTCAGCCAGTGGCCCAACCGCCAATTCGGGCCGTCCGACCAGATGTCGCTGGCTTGCGGAAAGAACGGATAGGGCCGCGCGTCCCAGGTCCAGGCGGCGCAGTCCGCGACATTGACCATCGGGGCACCGTAAACCACCGAGACCGGGTTGTGGGAGGCGTCACCCCAGAACAAATACGTCGCCTCGAGATAGGCACGCTGGATCGCATCATCCCGCCAGCCGCGGGAGTGATAGGGCACCATGCTTTCCGACGACTTCGGATCGAAGAACACGTTAGGCTGGTTGGTGCCGCGGTCCACGGCAGGGCAGCCCAGTTCGGTGAACCAGATCGGTTTCGACTGCGGGACCCAAGCGGTAGGCGTGCCACTTTCGACCCCGCCCGGACGGTTGAAGTGCGCGTTGCTCCACCAGGCCTGCAGATCCTTGAAGCGGAACATCCACGGCTTGGCCGCGCCGCCGTCGGTGATCGGCGTCCGGGTCTGGCTGTCGCGGTCGGCCGGGCTGGCATAGTACCAGTCAAACCCCTCGCCACCCGCGATGTTCGATTGCAGATAGGCCCGGTCGTAGATCGCCGGGGCGGTGGCGGCATCGGCATGGTCGAACCCGTCGCGCCAGTCCGAGATCGGCATATAGTTGTCAATGCCGATGAAGCTGATGTTGGCATCGGACCAGAGCGGGTCGAGGTGGAAGAACACATCGCCCGACCCGTCGCCGGGGTGGTGGCCGAAGTATTCCGACCAGTCCGCAGCGTAGCCGATCGTCGTGCCCGCACCGAGGATGGCGCGCACATCCGCCGCCAGTGCCTTGAGCGCGGCGACAGCCGGATAGGTGGTGGCCCCGCTCCGGATCGTGGTCAGACCTATCATTTCCGATCCGATCAGGAAGGCGTCGACCCCGCCCGCTGCCGCACAGAGGTGGGCATAATGCAGGATCATCCTGCGAATGCCCCAGTCGGCGCCGCCGGTCCATGTCACCGTGGTGCCCGACACCGCGAAGTCTGCGGGCGTGGCGGTGCCGAAGAAGGCTGCGACCTGCGCGGCGGCAGGGGCGGTCTTGTCGACCGACCCCACAAAACCTGCAGCTGGTGAGCAGGTGATCCGGCCCCGCCAAGGCAGGGCCGCCTGCCCAACACCGGCTGCGTTGTCGGAATACGGGTTCGGCAGCACGTTGCCGGGCGGCACGTCCATCATCAGGAACGGATAGAACGTCACCCGCAGCCCGCGCGCCTTGATCGCCTGGATGGCTTGCACCACCGAGAAATCGGCCGGTGTTCCACCATAGACCGGCTTGCCATCTATTTGGCTGATCACAGGTGCTGACGCCCGCGCCACGCCGTTCACCGACCACAGCGGCAATGTGGTCTTTGCCGCGACCTCGACCTTTGGCCGCACCGTGCAATTGCCTGCGCGCAGATCGTCGCCAAACCACGCCACCACCAGGCTGACGCTGGCCACGGCCGGGGCCAGCGCCTCCAGCCGATCGAGCGACACCTCGAGATCGGGCGTGTCGGCGATGGCGTTGACGTTCTCGGCCGAACTCGTACCTGCGTCGGTCTTGGTCACCACGTCGGTGGCATAGGCGAACTCGCCCGAGGCCGGGATCATCGTCACGGCCTGCACCAGCCCCTCGGCGGTGTCGGGATCGGGCAGCGGGGCGAATATCTCGAAGGACAGTTGCGGCAGGCGGTTGCCAAAGGCGGTCAGCGCCAGATTCTCGAACACTACATAGGCAAGGCCGCGATAGGCCGGGGTGCTGGTGGCCCCCATCTTGGCCGCGATGAACGGATCGGGGGTTTGCGCTTCGGATCCGGAATACCAGCGCCAGGTGACCCCGGTCAGGTCCATCGGACTGCCGTCCGCCCAGATGCGGCCGATGCCGGTGATCCGCGCTTCGGTCAGCCCCACCGCGAAAGAGGCGGAGTAGAGGTATTCGGTGGTGGTGACGGTCGGCCCGCCCCCCTTGCCGCCGGAACTCGACGTGTTCACCTCCTCAAGGAAATCAGTGGCCCAGATGATGTTGCCGCCAAGCCGCATCCGACCGTAGAGGCGCGGGATCACCGTGCCTTCGGTGGCGGAAGTGATGCGCAGACTGTCGAGCCGCGCGCCCTCGATGCGCTGGCCCGGCGACAGCGAGGCCATCAGCGCGGAGTCGATCACCGACCCGATGGAGGAGCCGATCATGCCGCCAATGGCCGCACCGGACAGGCCGAGGATGGTGCCGCCGAACCCGGCCCCGAGGGCAGAGCCGACCGCACCCAGAACGAGGGAGGCCATGGGTCAGGACTTTCCAGAAAAGGGTGTGGTCGCCGGAAACCGGAAGGCAAAGGCTATCTTGCGCGCCCATGTTGTGGTCAGCGCCTCTTCGATCACGCCCAGCCGGTCGTAGGCGTGGATGAAGCGGTCGGGTGCCGTCAGAATGCCGACGTGCTTGGCGATGGCGCGGGGTGCCATGCGAAACAGCACCAGCGCGCCGGGGCCGATCTGGGAGAGGGGAATCTCGATCATCATGGCACGCGCACCGTCGGCCAGAACTTCGTGCGCGCCGGTTTCGCCCCAATCCCGACTGTAAGGCGGGGTTGCTTGCGGCTCTGCGCCCACCATATCGCGCCAGACGCCACGCGCGAGGCCGAGACAATCGCAGCCGACCCCGCGCAGGCTGGCTTGATCGTGGTAGGGCGTGCCAAGCCACGCGCGGGCCGCTGCGATCACGGCCTCCGGTTCGGCGGCGATCACAGCACCACCCCCTGATTTGCATCGCCATTCGAGGCATAGCGCAGCACCGCATCCTGCCCCGGAATGTTCGGAAAGCCCCGAAAGTTCACCGCATTCGCAAAGCGGTCGCGGCAGGTTTCCAGCCGCTTGTCGCAACCGGCCCGGATGACAAAGCCGTCACCGATGGCGAGCGCCCGCACCGGGGCTTCCAAGAGGGTGATCGTGACGCCAGTGTCCGCGACCTTGTGCATAATCACCTCGGCGCGCCGCCCGGCCGACCCTCCGCTGGTCCATTCCACGGTGCCGGATGCGAACCGTCCGGGCGCAAATGCGGACAGACCGGAGGCCACAAAACCCCGGTCACGGATCAGCGAAAGCACGACACCGCTGCCTTTGAAGGCGGGCGCCTCCAGATTTACGCCACAGCGGACATCGCCCAGCGCTGCATCGCAACTGGCCTGATAGGCGCGGCCGACTGTCTGGTTCAGCACATGGGCAAGGCTGCGCACTTCGGCGACAAAGGCCATGCGACCACGCCGGATCTGACCGACCGCACCAAGCCGCATCAGCACCCGCTGGCTGGTGTCGGCCCAGTTCACCCTCCACAGCTCGACCTGCGCTGCGTCCCAGTGCCCGTCGACAATGTCCGTCTCCGTGATCCGGTCCGAGGTCAAAACGCCTTCGGCATCCTGCGCATCGACAGAGAGGTCCGATCCAGAGCGGATTTCCGAGGCGGCAAACCCGCTTTCCGGCTCAAAGTTCGTGCCGTCAAAAGCCAGCACCGCATCATGATCGGTGAAGCCGAGGGTCACTCCATCGACGCGAGTGATCCGCCAGCACCAGGACAGTGTCGTGGTGCCATCATCGAGATGGGCTTGCAGTGCAGGGGAAAGCGACTTCATCGCCGGATCTCCAAAAGAGGAATGGACGTGATCGAGCCGAGCCGTTCGATGTCGAGGGTGACGTCGAGCATGTCGGTGTCAAAGCGTACCGGCACATCGAACTCGAACCCGGCGCGGACGATGACGCCGTTGCCGGGCGCGGTGGTGAAGGTGACAACGCCGGTGGTGACGTCCAGCGTCCAGCCTGTCAGCTGCTCCACGGTGCCCAGCGCCACGCGAACGGAACCGGCCACCGGTTTGACGATGGCCCGGTTCCAGGACTGCGCGCCGGAGGTGTAGCGTTTGGACAGTTGGAAGGTCTTCAGACTGCCCGTCCCAGTGCCGATCTGCTGGTCGGTCGGGGTAATCGCTTGCGACGGCAGGGCGGATTTGTAATCGGCCCAGTCCTTGTAGCGAAAACCATAGAGACGCCCATTGCGGGCCTCGAAGAAGGCGACCACCGACGCCAGATCGTCAGCGCGCCGAATGCCGTAAGCCACATCATAGCGGCGGCGGCTATTGGCCCAGCTTGCGTTGCGCTCCTCGTCGCCCGAAGCCAGTTCGACAATCTGCGTCCGCCGCTCCGGCCCGCCCCGCGCCCCGCGGCTGATATTGTCGGGGAACCGAACCTCGTGAAACGCCATCACATCCCCCTCCTGCCCATCGACACGGCGCGGGCGATGTCCGATGCCACTTGCGTGCGCGACTGGCGGAAACTTTCGGCGTCGCGCGCCATGATGGTAACGTTAACGGCAGGCGCAGAGGCTTGCCGCTGTACGAAGCCTGCGGCCTGTCGCCGCGACAACACCCGCTCACCTCGTTGCAGGATTGCGGGCACTTCATCCGGCTTCAGTCCAGCCCAGCCACCCGAATGCATGCGCGGCGCTCCGGCGAAGGCCAAGGCTGGGACCATCCGCCCGGTTCCCGCCGACCCAACCGTGCCACCGGAGTGCAGGATATCGGCGAAGATGCCACCCGCCCCGGTCAGCGCGCCGGAGAGCGCGTTGGCGATGGGACCGAGAATGAAGGTCCGCGCCGCCAGCTTGGCCAGATCGGCGATCATCGACGTGACCAGATCGCGGAAGTCGAGCTTGCCGGTTTTCACGAACTCGGCCACGGCGTTTTCGGCCGAGGTGAAGGCCCCGACCAGAGTCTGACCGATATCTCCGCCGATATCGCGGGCTTTCGCCGCATAATCCGCAAGGGTGGCGACGGCGGCTTCCCATCCGGTTTTGGCCACTTCGGCACCCGCCGCCGCTGCCGCCCCCGCGCCACCAGCAGCGCGCCCGGCCTCGGCCATCGACTCGTCCAGGCGGTCGGCAGCGTCTGTGGCCCCGTCAAGTGCTGCCTCGCCCTCGCTGCCCGCCCCGGCGACAGCGTCCTTCAGCGCCTGCCAGCTTTGAATCGGGCGCGAGGCTGCATCAGCCAACATGCCGGAAGCTTCACGATAGGCATCGGCTCGGGCGGTCGCTTCTTCGGCCATTCCCGTGAGGCCAAGATCGGGCGTGGTCACATAGGTCTGCGCCATCGCGGCCGAAAAGGCTTCGGCTGCAGCGGTTCCGGCAGCTGCGGCCGATCCCGCGAAGGGATTGTCGATCCGGCCTAGCGCCACGGGATCCAGCGTGCCGATCCGCACCCCGCCTTCGCCCACCGCCCAATCGGGCAAGAGGTCGAGTGCCGCGTTCAAGCCGTTGATGAAGTTGTTGATCCGGGTGACGACGCTGTTCAGCATGGCCTCGACACCGCCGATCAACCCGTTGGCGGCCTGGAATGCAAAATCCCCAATCGCACCAGGCAGCTGGCCCCAGATCGCTTTCACCGCTTCATAGGCACCTTTGAAGATCCCGGCTGCCGAATTTCCGAAACTGGTCACCGCCTCCACAGAGGACTGCATCGCGCCGTAGATGGTGGCCTGCAGCCCCGCCCAGCTGGCCTCGATCTTCGACCAGGCGGAAGCGGCACCAAGGCCGATGCGATCCCAGACATCCAGCGCCAGATCCTTCAGGAGGCCAATCGCCGCCCCGAATCCACCCGCGCCCGCGACGAGCCGGGTGAACTGGAACACCAACTCGCCAGCGCCGACGATCAACGCGCCGATGCCGGTGCGGATCAGGGCACCGCGCAGGATGACGAGGCCGGTGGCCAGACCCCGCACCGAAAGGGCCGCAGCCGCCAGCCCCGCCACCCAGCGCCCGGCCATCAACGTGGCAAATGTCGCGGCATAGGTGGTGAGGCGGCCGATGTTGTCGAAGAGGGCGTTGATCGCGATGCCAATCGGCCCCGTGCTGCGCGCCATCTCTGCCAGCGTGTTGGCCACCGTTTCCAGCGCTGGAGCCACGGCCGCCGTCAGCCGGTTGGTCAGCCCCAGCCAGATCAGGCTGAGTTTGGCGATGGCGTCGCCGGTGCGCTCGATCTGTGCGGCGTCGGCCGCGCTGACCGCCACACCGAAATCGCGCACATCCTGCGCCGCTTCGCGCAAGGTCGCGGGATCGATGCGCAGAAATGCCAGCGCGGCCTTGTCGCCGAAGAGATCAGAGGCGACAGCAGCCCGTTCCGCTTCAGGCACAAACCGGTTCAGTGCCTCCTGAATCGCGACGATGCGCTGGTCGAGCGGGAGCGCCTGAAGCTGAGCGGCGGAAAGGTTCAGGCGTAGCAAGGCCCCGACCGCCGATCCCGATCCGGCGGCCGCTTCCGACAGCCGGGTGGTCAGCTTCTTCGTGGCCTGTTCGATCTCGCCCATTGACACACCTGCCAACTCGCCAGCCCACGTCAGCACCTGCAGGCTTTCGACCGTGGTTTTCAAAGACGCGGCCATGTCGGCTTGCGCGCCGATGGTTTCCAATCCGGATCGAACCATCGCCACGCCAGCAGCGGCCGCCGCAACCGTCACCGCCGCCAGCGCGATCCCGGCCTTCCGTGCAAAGCTGGCCAGCCGGGTGTTGGCCAGTTCCATTTCGGTCGAAAGGCGGCCAAAGCCACGCGCCCCTGCATCACCGATGCCTTCCAGTTCGGCACGCACCTGGCGGCCGCCTTCCGCCACGAGGCGCACGCTGACCCTTTTTTCAGCCATCGCGGCCTCCTTCCATCTGTTCGTTCAGTTTGCGCACCATGACCGCCTCGATCTCGGGCAGCAGCTCGGCGGCGATCAGGGTGTCGATACCCAGCGCGTGGGCGAGGGCGAGGGCCGCGCCCATGTCCCAGCCGAGGACCGCGCCAGGGATTACGCGCAGCTGGCCACCTAGTCGGCCGACAAGATCCCAGAGCTTCCAGCCCTCGGGGGTCTGGGGTCGGTTCAGTCTTGCGGGGCAGTCGGGGCAAGTACCTTGGCAAGGCAGTGAATGAGATCAAGCAAATCCATATCAAGCAAATCCATTCAATGGCTTGCTTGGGTCTGGACCCTGATCCAGACCCGAACTTCTGCCAATCAGGCCTATTCGTCGCCCGGCACCGCAAAGGACGGGGCAATCGACGGATCCCGTGCCCTTTGCACATAGGCGTCGGCTTGTGGCGCGTAGACGCCCCATGCCCGTGCCACAGCCTCGATCGGGCAATCCTTGTCCAGCCAGTCGCAGCGCAGGTCGGCATAGGGCCAGCGTTCCCGGTGCGCGATCATCAACCCCGCCGAATGCACCGGCCCCGCCTCGCCGCCTGCATCACGGCCAGCCCGCAACGCGGCGATCAGCCGGTCGCCAAAGGGGGTCGCAGCCGCCCCGAACGCGTCAACCATGGCTTGCGGCACCTGTGCGGCACCCAGCAGGTTTCCCGCCGCCGCGCAATCCGTCCCCTCCGCCTGCCCCCGGACGCCAAGCACGTGCCCCCCGGAATGGATCGCCGGCACGCCGTCGCCCCCCAGGGCCAGCACCTGGCGATATTCGGCATGCGGGCGGCCCCCCATCACCGTATGTAGCGCCAGCGCCGCACCGGCCCCCTGTTCCAGTTCATCAAGGATCAGGCGGCCAAGGTCCGGGTCGGTGATATTCTGGCTTGCGACGACCCCCACCCCCGCCCGCACATGCGCGCACCGCGCCGCCACTGCCGGCGAGGATGACGAAATCACCATCCCGAACATGCCCGTCTGCCGACATCGCGCAATCAGGGAAAAGGTCATGCCATGCTCCGATACCTTGCTGGGCCAGCCCCCGACATCCGTCAGACCCTGACCCGCCACCTGTCACCTGTCACCGCAGATCTTCAAGCACCATCGCCGCCCCCCGCCACCCGACCAGCATCGCGGGCGCGTTCGTATTGCCTGAAATCAACGTTGGAAAGCTGGACGCATCCGCCACCCGCAACCCCGCAATCCCGTGAACCCTCAGCCGCGGATCAGTGACCGCGGACGCCGCATCCTGCCCCATCCGCGCCGTGCAGGACGGATGGAACACCGTCCCCGCCCGCGCCCGGATGTCGTCGATCAGCGCCGCATCCGTCCGCACCCCCGGCCCCGGACGCAGTTCTTCCGCAATCAGATCCGCAAGGGGGGCTTGTGCCGCAATGTGCCGGACGTATTTCACCGCAAGCAACATTTCGTCCACGTCCTGATTGGTCGAAAATGCGTTCGCCGTGATCGTCGGATGACACAGCGGATCCGGGCTCTTGATGCGGATATGTCCCCGGCTTGTCGGCCTGCAATTCGACAGGCCCAGCGACATCCCCGAAAACGGATCCGGCGTGAGGACCGGACGTTCCCCCACCCGAGGCAGCAGGGTTGAAAACGCCTGCATGTAAAGCTGCATGTCCGGGCGCGAAAGCTCCGGGCTTGTCCGAAAGAACCCGCCCCCGTGATTGATCGACTTTGCCAGCGGCCCGCCCCCGCCAAGCAGATACTGCACTCCCACCCGCAGCTTGCCCCACCACGGGCGCAGCTCGTCATTGTAGGTCGGAACCTTCATCCGGTAGGTGTAGTTCAACCCCTGATGATCGCTCAGGTGATCTCCGACGTTGGGATTGTCCAGGATCACCGGGATGTCCATGCCTTGCAGCAACGCCCCCGGCCCGATCCCCGAAAGCTGCAACAACTGCGGCGAATTGATTGCACCGCCCGACAGGATCACCTCCGCCCGTGCCCGCAACGTACATCTTTGCCCGCCCCGCAGGTATTCCACCCCGACCGCACGCCCCTCTTCGATCAGCACCCGCGTCACATGCGCCCTGGTGATCACCCGCAGGTTCGCGCGGCCCATCGCTGGCCGCAGGAACGCACGCGCCGCCGAATTGCGCCGCCCGCCCTTGATCGTCATCTGATAGGGGCCCGCACCTTCCTGCACTGCCCCGTTGAAATCGGGATTGAACCGCAACCCCGCCCGCTCGCAGGCAGCGATATAGCTTTGAACAAGCGGATGCAGCCCCTGCCTGTTGGCCGAAACATGCAGCGGCCCGCCCGCCCCACGCCAGGCGTCCCCGCCCGCCTCGTTATCCTCGATCGCCCGGTAGGCGGCCAGCACCTCGTCCCAGCCCCAGCCGGGTGCCAAGGCCCCCCAATCTTCATAGTCGTCACGGTGACCCCGCGTCCAGACCATCGCGTTGATCGACGATGATCCCCCCAGGATCTTGCCCCGCGGCCAATGATCCTGCTGCCCCGCCAGTCCCGGATCAGGTTCGGTTCGGTAAAGCCAGTTCACCGCCGGGTCGTAGAACAACTTCCCGTAGCCAAGCGGCATCGCGACAAAAAACCGCCGGTCCGTCCCCCCCGCCTCGATCAGCGTGACCCGCAGTCTGCCGGATTCAGTCAAGCGATTGGCAAGCACGCACCCGGCACTGCCCGCCCCGACGATGATGATATCTGCCTCGTCCACGCCCTGCCCCTGTTTCGGGGCAAGGTATTCGGGATAAGCAAAGCTGCACTACGCTTTTGCGACACGATGTGTCGGATTTTCGAAGCGGATGAGGCGAATGCCTGGCCAAGGCGCTGCGACAGCTGTCAATCTCCACTCAAGCATCGCCCGTTGGGGATCACAGCACCTGGCATCCGCACGGCCTTGCACCTCCGCCAGACCACGTCAGCACCGACGGACTGAAAGGGGGCCCATAACGGTCCTCTCCTCCCAAGTGCAGCAGAGGGCAGCACCCTTCCTCGGGCGGGCGCCGCAACGGCGGATGGAGGCGCTTCATGGCTCCAGTTTTCCCACCGAAGTTCGGGGCGAGACGGTGCAAAAGCGCCCTCCCGGGGGGAGGAAGGGCGCGGCCCGGCGGGCTTCGCCCCTGGTTCCGGGCCAAGGCAGAGTGGGGGATC